GTCGAAGAAGTTGATACTCTGGTTCAAGAGCAAGGATACATATCAACTCTATCTTTAGTTGGAGTGGGAAGCACTGCCACCGCTTCTGCTCTAATTGGTACTGGATATGTTAGGGAAATTTATATCAATAATGATGGTTATCAATATACTTCTGCTCCAACAATTACCTTTAGTCCGTCACCAATACCAGGAGGAACTGCTAAGGGAATAGCAGTAATGAGTTCAAGATCAATCAAAGATATATTATTTGTTAATGCTGGATATGGTTATAGTGTAGCACCAACAATTACGATCTCTGGAGGAGGTGGCGTTGGTGCAGCAGCCACTTGTAGGATAGAAAAATCAAAATATGGAGTTATTGGAATAGTTATGAATAGTTCTGGAGTTGGATATTCCACAGAACCCCATATTAGTATTGCTCCACCAGGAGTAGGAGTAACCGCTAAAGGAATATCGGTATTAAGTTCCAGTAATGGAATATCTACTGTTAGGATTAAAGATCCTGGAGAAGGATATAGCGTTCAACCAATAGTAACTATAAATCCTCCAGAAATAATATCAGGAATAGGAACTTATATTTTCAATGAAGTTGTAATTGGTTCAAAATCTGGAACAAAGGCGAGAGTTAAATCTTGGACTGCCTCATCTAAGATACTTAAAATTTCTTTTGTGGGGATAAATACAACATCTAGAGGGTTTATACCTGGGGAAAATGTTGTAGGATCGTCTTCCTCAGCGATATATACAATCAAAAACTATTACGATTTTGATTTATATGATAAATACTCTCAAAATGAAGAATTTGAAATAGAAGCGGAATCTATAATTGATTTCTCTGAGAAAAATCCATTCGGTACATTTTAATGCTAGGAACTTATTTTTATCACGAAATTATTAAAAAAGTAGTTATTGGATTTGGAACACTTTTTAATGAGATATACATACGCCATGATGATGCTGATGGAACCAGTATTAGCAACATAAAAGTTCCTTTGGCATATGGTCCAAGGCAAAAATTTCTAGCAAGAATAGAACAGCAACCAGAATTAAATAAGCCAGTTCAAATTACATTGCCAAGAATGTCTTTTGAAATGGTTTCTTTGCAGTATGATACTACAAGAAAAACTGGGGTTACTCAATCATTCAAAGCTTTAGATGATGGTGGACAAATTAAAAAAGTATTTTTACCAGTTCCATATAATATAGGTTTTGAGCTTAATATTTTGACTAAACTGAATGAAGATGCTTTACAAATAGTTGAGCAAATACTTCCATTTTTTCAACCGGGATTTAATATAACTATTAATTTAATTGATTCGATAGGAGAAAAAAAGGATATTCCTATTATCTTAGATAATATATCATTTCAAGATGATTATGAAGGTGACTTTTCGACAAGAAGAGTTTTAATTTATACTTTAAATTTTACAGCAAAAACATACTTGTTTGGTCCAATTTCTAGCAAAACTGATGAGATTATTCGTAAGGTTCAAGTTGATTCTTATTCATCTTCAGATGTGGCAACTGCTAAACGTGAAGTTAGATATACGGTAACACCGGATCCGATTAATGTAGAACCTCCTGACGATTTTGGATTTAATGAAAATATAGAATTTTTTGAAGATTCTAGAAATTATAGCCCATCAAGACAACAAGATATTTAATTGCCATGAAAAAAGATTATGATACAACCGAAGAAACTCTAAAACTTGAGAGTGAAGTATTGGAAATAGAAAAAATATCTAATCCAATAGGTATAGAAAAATTTAATGAAGATTCTCCCCAAAATATTGATATAAAAAAAGATTATGAATACACTAGAGCAAATTTATATTCTTTAATAGAAAAGGGGCAAGAAGCAATTAACGGCATTATGGAATTGGCAGGAGAAACTGATTCTCCAAGAGCATATGAAGTTGCTGGACAATTAATTAAAAGTGTTGGAGACGTTACTGATAAATTAATAGATTTGCAGAAAAAGTTAAAAGACGTTCAAGAAGATTCTGCTAAGACAACGAATAATGTAACTAATAATGCCTTGTTCGTTGGTTCAACTACAGAGTTATCGAAGATACTTAAGCAAGGTTTTCTAAATAATATAGATAAAAAATAATTTTTTCCAATGAGAGATCCTAAGGGACCAACTAAACCATATAAATCTCCGGAAGAACTTGCAAAAAAGCATAATATTTCATTAGATAAAATCAATAAGCAAGTTGAAGCAGGTACTAAAGTCGAAGGTGAACATACTTCAAGTAAATCCTCCGCGAAAATAACTGCTTTGCAGCATATTGACGAACTTCCAGACTATTACACTCGCTTAAAAAAAGTGGAAAAGACAGTTAAAAAAGAAGGAGTTGGTGAACAAAAATATTGTAGATTATGTAGAAAATATGAGACTATGGATGAGTGTTCATATGGACCTAAAATGTGGGAAAAATATACCAAAGAACCTTTGTCAATTAATCAAATAAAGTATAACGTAGCAACTGTACACCCAGGCAACATGCCAGAAGGGTTTAATCATCAAATAGATTCTCATAAATTTAAAGAAATAAAAAGAAAAGAAAAAATTAGAAATTTAGTTACTAGAGGATCTACTGAAGGTGAAAGAAATGTAGCTAAAAATAAACTTGGTAAAACTACAGAACTTCCAAAATTAAATAAAGAATCAATATCTATAGAAGATGCTAATGGAAATACATTTGCAGAAATAATAGATATTATTGTCCCAGAAAAACTTGTTAGTTTTTCTTCAAAAAAACAATTGGAAGAAAAACTAGGATTATGGGATAGAATTCATGCCCGTAGAGAAAAAGGTCTTCCACGCAAAAAACCAGGAGAAAAGGGATATCCTAAAACACTCAATATAGGTGAAGATCATAAAGAGATTGCTTCTGGCAAGAAAAAAGATGAAGAAGGATATATGGCAAATGTTGAGTTTGATAAAATTGAAAGATCTATTTCAATTTTAAGAAAAAAAATTACAAAAGGAAATCAACAACTTCCAGCATGGGTTCAATCAAAAATTACAAGATCAGCAGATTTTATTGACACTGCAGCAGAGTATATGTCCAGTGAAGAAACTGTTTCGGAAGGTATAAAGCAGGCAAGAAAAAATGTTGGAGCAAGTAAGTGTTGGACTGGAAAAAAACTTGGAAATCCTCCAACAAAAATGAAAGGTGGTAAAGAAGTTCCAAATTGCGTTTCGGAAAAATATTCAGATTGGAGAAGAGATCTCGGAGAGGATTGGCAATCAGCAAATCGTAAAGATGGAGTTGATGGATTAAGTCAATCAACTGTAGATAAGTATCGTAAAGAAAATCCCGGATCCAAACTTAAAACCGCAGTCACAACACCACCATCTAAATTAAAAAAAGGATCTGCAGATTGGAAAAGACGTAAAAACTTTTGCAGTCGTTCTCAAAGTTGGGATGGGGAAAGAGGTAGAGCAGCACGTCGTCGTTGGAACTGTAACTAATGAAATCATTTAAGCAATTTCTATTAGAAACTATTAATATTTCGGGAGATTTTAATGGAAATCTCTACGTTAATAGTTCAACACAAGATTCACAAAATGCAGTAGAAGAATCGTTTTTTGCCGATATGGTTTGGGATGGTAAATTATATCGGATAGAAGTTGAAGGAGATATTATGTCCAAAAATGAATTAACAGAACATATTCAGTCTGAATATCCTGGCGCCATTGTCCATAATGTATATCCTTCATCGTCTAAATCATTAAAAATAAAATCAGCACAAAGGTATCAACCAGAAAGACTATCTTGGAGTGAATAATTCATGGCTCAGTGGAATAAAAACAATCAAGATTATTTGAATCAAGAACGAACGCTCTTTGAAGTTTACATGAGGGCGGATAAGTTTGGAAACATTTACGACGATCTAGGGCAGGGATTTTCTGGTGATCTTTTTGGAAGATTAAAGGTATCACAACCATTTACAATTTTTGATTCATCTCATAGATACTCGCAAGATGGGGATTTTAGTGATGCGATTCTTGGAGTAGGGTCAACGGTCGGAATTATAACATCACAAAGTACTGCAACATTGCAAGTTGGGACTGCTAGTGGATGCTCAGTTATACGTGAAAGTAAAAGGGTATTTTCCTATCAACCAGGAAAAGCATTACAAATTCTTCAAACATTTGTCTTTAATCCAGCAAAAGAAAATCTTGTACAAAGGGCTGGTTATGCTTCCTCGGAAAACGGAGTGATGTTGGAACTTGATGGTTCTCAAATTAATATTATAAAAAGAACTGCAATATCCGGAGTTGGAACTACTATTAAAGTTCCCCAATCTGAATGGAATGTAGATACTCTGGATGGTACGGGAATAAGTACAAGTAATCCCAGTGGAATTAACTTAGATTTAACCAAGGCACAAATTCTTTTTAGCGAATATGAGTGGTTAGGTGTTGGATCAGTAAGAGTTGGATTTGCAATTGATGGGAAGTTTATAGTTGCACATCAATTTAATCATGCAAATAAACTTGATAGTGTTTATATGACTACAGCATCTCTTCCTATTAGATATGAAATTTTTAATGCTGGTATTACAACATCATCATCTACTATGAAACAAATTTGTGCTTCTGTGCAGTCTAATGGTGGATATGAAAAAAGAACATCGTTAGAAGTTGCAAGAAGAACAACGTCAGTGACAGTAAGCTCATCATCATTTATTCCAATGGCAAGTATTCGTCTTGCTAACGGAAGAGAAGACTCTATAGTTATTCCTTATGAAATATCAGTTCTTCCAGATAGTCAATCAGCATCATCTTATGAAGTTGCATTGATTAAAAATGCAACTTTAACCAATCCTTCTTTTGCAACAACTTCAACTCTAACACCAAATATTGAAGTTGATTTTTCTGCATCTGCTCTTACTGGTGGAACAATTATAAGAAATGATTATGTGACATCTGCAAATAAATCAACTCCACCCCTTAATGTTCGTGACGATTACAACTGGGATATGCAACTAGGAAGAACTCAATCAAAAGTTAGTGATATATACACATTGGCAATAAGGGCAATTAGCGGTTCTGGAACTGCGATTGGTTCTTTAAGTTTTTATGATTTAACATAATTATGGCAATTCAGGATATACAATTAAAGCAGTCTGACGCTTATCTTTCAAATCCAAACTTAAAGAGAGCAAATACTCCAATCCAATGGACTGAAGAACAGATCATAGAATTCCTTAAATGTAAGGATGATCCAGTATATTTTGCTAGAAATTATATTAAGATTGTTTCTCTGGATCATGGTCTAGTACCATTTAAAATGTATCCATTTCAAGAGAAACTTGTAAATAATTTCCATAAGCATAGATTTAATATCTGCAAGATGCCTCGTCAAACAGGCAAATCTACTACCTGTGTTTCTTACTTATTACATTATGCCGTATTTAATGATAATGTAAATATTGCAATCTTGGCAAACAAAGCATCTACGGCAAGAGACCTTTTAGGAAGACTTCAACTTGCATATGAGAACCTTCCTAAGTGGATGCAGCAAGGCGTTCTACAGTGGAATAGAGGAAGTTTGGAGCTGGAGAATGGTTCAAAGATAATGGCGGCGTCTACGTCGGCGTCAGCGGTGCGTGGTGGATCTTACAATATTATCTTTTTGGACGAATTCGCTTTCATTCCAAATCATATTGCGGATGATTTCTTTGCATCTGTTTATCCTACCATTTCTTCGGGACAAAGTACAAAAGTAATCATCGTTTCCACGCCTCGCGGTATGAATCATTTCTACCGAATGTGGCATGATGCTGAACGTAGTAAAAATGAATATATTCCGACCGATGTTCATTGGTCAGAAGTTCCCGGTAGAGATGAGAAGTGGAAAGAGCAAACAATTGCAAACACTTCTGAGCAGCAATTCAAAACAGAGTTTGAATGTGAATTTTTAGGATCTGTTAATACATTAATTAATCCATCTAAATTAAAAACCCTTGTATATGATGATCCACTAAAGAGAAATCGTGGAATGGATGTTTATGAAGATCCAAAGAAAGAAAGAAATTATCTCATAACCGTTGATGTTGCAAGAGGAATAGGTAATGACTATTCAGCATTTATAGTATTTGACATTACAGAGTTTCCATATAAAGTTGTAGCAAAGTACAAGAATAATGAAATAAAGCCGATGCTTTTTCCAAGTATCATCGATGAGGTTGCTAGGGGATATAATTATGCCTATGTTTTAGCGGAAATTAATGATATTGGAGATCAGGTTGCAAATATTTTACACTTCGATCTAGAATATGATAATATTTTGATGTGCTCTCAAAGAGGTAGAGCTGGTCAATTAGTTGGGTCTGGATTTAGTGGAAAAAAATCTCAATTGGGAGTTAGAATGACTTCAGCAGTCAAGAAATTGGGATGCTCTAATTTAAGAACTTTAGTTGAAGATGATAAATTACTGATAAACGATTATGATATTATCAGTGAACTAACAACTTTTATTCAAAAACATAATTCTTTTGAAGCAGAAGAAGGTTGTAATGACGATTTGGCAATGTGCCTAGTAATATTTTCTTGGCTTGTTGCTCAAGATTATTTTAAGGAAATGACTGACAATGATGTTAGGAAACGAATATATGAAGAACAAAAAAATCAGATAGAGCAGGACATGGCACCTTTCGGTTTTATATCTGATGGATTTGAAGAAATGGAAGTTATGGTTGATGAAAAAAATGGCGACAGATGGTTATTTGCAACAGCATCATCAAATAATCAACCTTTAGAAGTTTGGAATATAGATGAATATGGTGATAGATCTTACATGTGGGACTACATGTAATTAGACTAATTTATAAATAATTTTAGAATATTCTGGACTTATAGAGGAGAGAAAGATGCCGCTAAATTTAGCATCTCCTGGG